ATGTTCATCTTCTACAAAATTTATAATATTTCTTGTCTTTAATACTGCTGGGCTTTCTTGTAATATTAAAATATTGTATTTTTTATTAAAATCGTATGAAATACTGTTAACAGAAAAATGAACATCCAGATTGTTTAGTTCTGGATTTTCTTTAATAATTGTTTCTAAAGTTGGATTCCAATTATCGGTATCACAATATATACTTAACATTATACAAGTTCCCAGCCTTCACAATATATATCATGCCATTGTTTGGGTGCATTTGACGATGGGCCATACCAATTTTTTGGTGCAATAACTTTTTTGGAATTACTTAGCCAAGCACCCCACCAACTAAAAGAACTGTTGGCTAGAATGTGATAGTCACATAAACTCATAAAACACATATCTTGATATTTTGTCAAACCCTCAAAAATAATAAATTTTTTATTTAATTTATTAAAAAATTTAGAGGCTTTATCTAAATTATCACTGAATAAAATTATATTTGCATTTTTAGGTAGCGGGGCAAACGCTTCAAGATAATATTGTTCAGTTGGTCTTGGATAAACATCAGTAAACATTTCATAATCTCCAAAACGCATATGAACTGAAATTATTTCTGATTTAATTTGATTTTTTAAACTTTTTACTTTATTGAGTATTTCATCTTTGAATGTAAATTCGTGTAATAATTCTTTTTTAAATTGTTTAAAATATTTTTCAGTTTGAAAATATCCAAAAATATCTGTATCATCTTCAATTTGCATTAAAGACGGCATAAACAAATTATTTTGTTCTTGAATTTGTTTTTTGGGCATCACTAATTGACAATTTTTAGCAGAAATATTTTTAAAACAATCTAACAAACACATATCCATATAATCATCTTCGCTTTTAGTATGATAAGGTATACCGTAATCATAACCATTAGTCTTTGCTACCGAATACAAAGTTGCGTATTGGAACATTTGATTTCCAAGACGACCTCTTCTGCCGAGATATTTATATGTTAGCATTGAGTTTTAATCCAATCTAAAATTGATATGCTAGGTTTCCAGCCAGTAATTTTTTTTAACTTATCAGAAGAAGACAAATTATTTTTTGCTTCTCCTTTTCTTTCATCTATAAAAACAATGTTATCACTAATTTTTTTGGCAAGTTCTATTACAGATGTTGTTGTTCCTGATCCAACGTTAAAAATTTCTGCACCGGTAACAGAACTGTTTTGCCATTTTTCAAAACAAGCAATATTGGCATTTGCCACGTCCTTAACATAAATAAAATCTCTTTCCTGTTTGCCATCGCCTACAACTGTTAAAAATTCGTTGTTTTTCTTTTGTCTTAAAAAAATTGCTGTGACAAGAGCGTATTGTCCTTTTGTTGGTGCTCTTTCACCAAATACATTAAAATAACGAAGTATAGTTGTTTTTAAACCATGTAACGTTGTATAATTTTTTATTAAAAGTTCTGCTGCATATTTTGTGGATGCATACGGATTTAAACAGTTTTCTGGTAAAGTTTCTTTTATGGGAAAATCATCTGCCAACCCATATACGGAAGATGTTGAAGAAAAAATCATACCTTTAAAATTATTTTTTCTACAAACTTCTAAAACATTTAAAGTACCGCCGATGTTTACATCCACAGCTCTGCGTGGATTATTTGTTGCTTCTTGCAGCCTAGATTCTGCTGCCAGATGAAAACAAAACTCACAATTTTTTGAAATCAGTTCAAGATTTTGTAAATCTGTTATACTAAATTTATGATATTCGGCTTTATCATTGTAATAAAATGAATCATTATTTGCAGAACAGTCATCTATTACAACAACACTGTGACCTTTTTCAACTAAAGCATCAACTAAATGACTTCCAATAAATCCACACCCACCAGTAACTAATATTTTCATTTTATAAATTCCAAATACGATTCACTTATTTTTTTCTTTAAATCGGTCGTTGAATAACCATGCGACCTATCAGTATATATCACTTTTACTGGAAGATAGTCTGCGGTGTATTCTTTATTTTTATAGTCATCTCCCAAAAACCTAACATCAAAGAACCCAAGTTCTAATTTTATTGCAAGATCCTGTTCATGTTTATAGACTACTACATCATCAATATACTTTATAGATTTTAAAATTTCTTTTCTTTCTTCTACTGAATGTATAGGTTTCATTTTGTTACGTTCTAGAGATGGGTCATCGTGCAGCAACACTGTCAAATGGGTGCAATTTTCTTTACAAAATTTAAAAAGTTTACAGTATCCTGGGTGGATTAAATCAAAAGCACCCGCAACTACACCCCGTGTTTTACAAAAAGTATTTCTCCAATCTACGGCATTTATTGCCTTATCATCTATAATAACATCGTAAGTTGGCTTACGATTCATTATAAGTTCATCGTGTTGAATTTTCCATTCCTTGAGTTGCTTTTTTGTTAATTCAGTCCAATCCTTACCACTGCTGGAACCCCTTCCCGTAAAAATAAGTATTGTGTTTCCCATCATCCAAAGAATATTAACTTTTTCAATAGCTTCTTTGATGGGTTTGGCTGTAGCATAATCACCATTTATGGCTTTTGTGCATAGGGTCTCGTCTAGATCAAAACAATAAATCATGATATCACCGAATGTAAAATAATTTCATGTGTGCATTCTACTACACCATAATCTTTAGATTCCACCCAAAAATCTAAAACACATGTATTTGAGTGGTCTGTTCTTAAACTATTTTGTTTATTAAAACCAGTAAGTATGATATATTGGATACCATTTTGTTTGCAGTATTCTGCACAATTTAATATATTTTTTGAATTTCCTGATGAACTTATTAAGATAACCAAACTATTTTTGGTAGAAAATTCTTTTAAATATTGACAAAAAGCGTTTTCATAACCATAGTCATTCGCATAGCAAGTCAAACGTGCAGCATCACTAAAACATATTCCTTTTTTGGCTAAAGCTTTCGTGTAATCTTCTGCCATATGTGACGCAATCGCATTACTTCCTCCGTTACCCAAAATTATAATTTCGCTTTGATTTGAAAGAATCAAAGTTTTTAATTTTTCTAAATCTTTTGAGCTTACATTTTTTAAAACTTTTATTAAACTGTTAATAAAATTATTCATACTACTCTTTCTACTCCTGTTGTACTTAATTGTAATTTAAAAAATCTATCATCATTTGGTTGTCTGTCTTTGGGGAAAAAACATAAAAAGAATCCACCATTTCCTGCACCACATAATTTATGAGCAATGCAATTAGGATAATTTGAAAGATATTCGTCCAAATTTTTTACTTGTTCGTCTTTTAAAACATTTTTTGATGTATTTTTCTTTTCTTGCCAACCTTTTGATATAAGTTTTAAAAACTTATCATACGATCCGTTTAAAATATAGTTTTCAGATTCCTCTACTAATGGGTTAAAGACATCTTTTTCCGGAACAGTAACTGTTTTTAACACTTCTGTAGAATTTCTAGTCAATCCAGTAAACAACAAATACGGCGTATAATATTCAAAAAATTTAGTTGGTAAAAATGTATATCTTGGTAATCCCCTATCGGTAAATTCTATTTTTTTGAATCCACCCACACAGCAACCAAATACATCCTGCTGACCTAAAAGAGGATTTGCAATTTTTTCCAAGTAATGTGCTTTTACACCACACTCGATATCAGAAATATTATTATTTTTAAATTCTGAAATAGCCTTTGTTATTGCACATGCATATGATGAAGAAGTTGCTAGCCCAGATCCATGGGAAAACACATCACTTGTCATGTGAATTGAACATGGTTCTACATTTTCTTTTTCAAAAAATATTTTTACTAAACTGTTTTTTATTTCTTTTACGTATTGTGTCTCTTCTCTTATTGAATAGTTTACTATGTATTTTTGTTCTAGAGTATTTTTACCTATTCTGTCTTTGTAAATAGAGACATAGGTATAAATTTGGGGCGTAAATGATATTACAGATCCCTTCCCGTGTTTTGCAATATATGCATCCAAATCACTAGATCCACCTATTAATGAAATTCTAACAGGACATTTTATTGTAATCATTTATTTCCCTCATATAGTACTGAAGAGTGTTCTGGAAATTCTATATTTTTGTAATTTGGTCTCACTGGTGTGATTTGATATTTGGTATACCATTCAACATCAAATTTTGATGTTTTATCTGGATCGTATTGATAAAAAGCTGGATACTCTGGAGTAAAAATATTGTATTTACAATGAAGTTCACCAATACCAATATCATATGGTATATTTTTATTTAAAAATACTTTACCTTGATCTAAAATATTTTTTACATATTGTTTACTAAAATATATAACAGCATGTGTTGCCAACATATTCCAGACACGAAAATAATTGTCATCATAAATTGTTGTTAAAGCTTGGTGGCCTCTGGCACCAGCTCTAGATACTCCCAGATACAATGCATCACAATTATTTGGTACGTCATACGTTTCTTTAAACGCATTGGTAGGCTTTGCATCGTCTTCTAAAACCAAACAAGGAAAATCATTTTTATCATAAATTTTTGTAAGAAGAGTATGGGTTGCCATACCACTTCCATCTTTTATTTGATCTTCTGGGTTTAAAATTATACCTTCAAAATGTTCATTGTTAGTGATTCCACAATCAACTAACATTTGTTTCATTCGTTCATGTTTTTGAACGTGTGATGTTAAATTTATCCAATAAGTTTTTAAATTTTTTAAATCGACATGCATAAAAAGATTCACCACCAATATAATTTATAGAATATAAAAGTCAAATATATTTATTTGACTTTACTCTAGAGTATTTTATAATACATCTTAAAAGATGAATCTAGAGAACCTTAAAGAACTTATTACTAAAGACTCTCAAATAGACTCTACAGAGTTAGGTATAGAGTCTCTTAAGATACCTCAAATACATTCTAAGTATCTTACAATTTTATCAGATGTCAAATTACTTTTGACAAAACAGCAAAACGATCTTGCTGTATTAAAATTGCGTAAATGGAAAATTTATACAGGAAAAGCCTCTCAAGAAGAACTTGAATCTTGGGGCGAAGAACCCTGTAATTTTACACTACTAAAAAGTGACGTGGAACAATTTGTAGAAGCCGATCCAAAAGTAATAGAACTAAAGGCCAAAATTGCTGTCAGCGAAGTTAAACTTCGTATGGTAGAAGAGTTCATCAAATCTGTAAACAACAGAAATTTTATGATAAAGTCTGCCATTGAGTGGCAAAAAATGATGAACGGAATCATCTAAATATTATGTGGATATAGATGTTGAATCTACAGATGAAGTTCGTTATTATGTAAAGACCGAAAAGGGAATAAAACAAGAATTGAGAGATTATTTCTCATTCATGGTTCCCGGTGCTCAGTTTATGCCTATGTTTAAAAGGCGTATTTGGGATGGAAAAATTCGGCTCTATGATATTCTTTCATCCACTCTTCCCAGAGGTTTAAAAACCTACTTAGAAAAATTTTGCAAAGACCGAGGTTATGGGTTAAATATAAAGGAGAGCAAAAATCCTTTATGCGTAACAGAGGAGGAACTTCAGGCTTTCTACGAATCGTTGAAAGTTTGCGTTCGCAAACAACCAGTAAAGATGCACACACATCAGGTGCAAGCTATTATGCATGGATTGAACAATCATCGTTCAGTTCTGATATCTCCGACTGGTTCAGGAAAAAGTCTTATTATATACGTCTTGGTTCGATATCTACAAAAGGTATTAAGTACCGACCGCAAAATATTGATTTTAGTTCCGACCGTTGGCCTCGTCAATCAGATGGAGGCCGATTTTTTTGATTACTCAAGTCAAGATAAATCTTGGTCTTGCAAAAAGTATATTCATAAGATCTCTGCTGGTGCAGACAAAGAAACAAATAAACAGATAGTAGTCTCGACATGGCAATCAATCTACAAATTGCCTAGAGAATGGTTCGACCAGTTTGACGCAATATTTTTTGATGAATGTCATCAAGCAAAAGCAGAATCAATCAACTTCATCGGACAGAAACTGACCAAGGCTTGGTTTCGTTGTGGTACAACCGGAACACTACAACAAACCCAAGCACACAGATTGAGTATCGAAGGCATTCTTGGACCAGCAGTTCAGTTCATTCAAACAAAGAACTTAATGAACAAAGGGTTGCTTGCAACACTTGGCATTGATTGTATTGTGTTGAAGTATACAGACGAAGAAAAACAGTTGTTGAAAAAACAAAAATACGCAGACGAGATAAAGTGGATAATAAGTAATGATAAGAGAAATGAGTTCATCTGGCAACTGGTCTCCAGAACAAAGGGCAATGCGCTTGTACTCTTCAATTATGTTGAAGCGCAAGGGAAGCCTCTCTACGAACTTTTCAAAGAAAAAGCGGGAACACGCAAGGTCTATTTTATCTCAGGAAAGACTGAAGCGCAAGCCAGAGAATACATTCGAAGAATTATTGACTCTGAGAAAGATGCCATTCTGGTGGCGAGTTACGGCACAACTAGTGCTGGCATCAATATCGTTAATCTTGATAATATCATTTTCGCCTCGCCTACAAAGTCTGTTATACGATTGCTTCAAAGCATTGGTAGGGGACTAAGGGTTTCCGAAAAGAAAAAAACATTGAAGGTATTTGATATTGTTGATGATCTGTGTTGGAAGTCACACAAAAATCACGTATACAGACACTTTGAAGAGCGCGTCAAGATTTACAAAAAAGAAAAGTTTGATTACAAAGTTCACTCGATGTCATTTGGAGTAAACTTAGAAGATAAATAATTTAAAGGAGGACATTAACATGTCCGATTCGCTTCCCGAAAATCCTTTATCGGGTGTATTGAAGGTGGTTAAACTTGCATCCGGCGAAGAGATAATTGGTCTTGTAAGTGAACCACACCAAGATAGAATTTTGATAAAACTTCCAGCTCGCCTGGAAAATTATGTAACCCGAGATGAAACGGGAAATATAATTGAATATGTCAAGCTAACAAATTATCTTGCAAATATAAAAAACTTCGAAGTAGTCTTAAACAGAAACATTATCATATACATTGGTTCACCTCAAATTGAACTTGAAAAAATGTATGAAGCTTATTTCATAACAATGCAAGCAGATCCATCGTCAATAATGACCTCCAGTGCAAGTGATACGATGTATGAATCTGGAAACATGGATAATGGGCTAGAACTTTTAAACAATCTTTTCAACAATGAAGATTTTGTAAATTTTGTAAATGATCTTATTGACAGTTTTGAGGGTGTTGAAATTGTTGAAGTTGACGATGAGGAAGAAGAAATTTCAGCAGAAGAAACCCCTGTAGAATCGGATATGAGCGATCCTGTTCAAGAAGAGCCCAAAGCCCGACCCAAGCCCAAGAAACGCTCTAAAGTCAAACCAGAGACTAATAAGATGCCTTATAATCCGGAACAACCACCAGAAGATCCACGTAGCTGGTCTGATAACCCCCAAGATTACATTTAACGGGTATTTTTTAAATTTGTTGGGGCGTTTGGGGTCACTGTATAGTACGAATATTTAAATCTGCAAGTGGCTTTTTGTAAAAGCGCATCAGCGCTGTCTGACTGAAAAGAAAACCCACTCAAAGATATTGGAACGATATTAAAAAATCTAAACACTGTTGGATTACACTTATCTACAGCATCAAAAATTGAAAGAGTCGCTTCGTGATGCCAGTCTTGATAATCCAAGTTATAAGATGTTGTGTTTTCAATATTTGTAATATTTCGAATCCATGAAAACATACTCTTCCAATTGTTTAATTCAGAATCAACTATAAATTCTACTGTTAGAGGTTCAAACTGAACGGTCATTGATGGGACTGGAATGGTAGTTCCCAAAATTGTTGGCTGAGTTTGATCGGGAACAGAAATTCCAGGAACATTCACTTTTTGACACATCAGTTCCATCTGTTTAGTTCCTCTACCAAAAATTAATTGGTAGTAACTATTGTATAGAGGATTAATGTTCGGTGAACATGTGGTCATAAAAATATTTATGATAAAACAAAAACCTCCCGTTTTCACGGGAGGTTTTCGAAGTGTTACTTTACTTACCTATCAGGTGTTACCGTGGAGGTGAGTTACGCTGGTGAGGCGGTAGTATTGGTTCAAACCAGCAGTCAAGGTTTCACCATCTGGTTGCAGACCAGAATTCAAGACGTATGGGTTAGCAACAACACCATAACGGGTCTTGAAGGCAATACGTGGTTGGAAAGTGTTTGGATCAACTGCACGTACCATTTGTAGCGGAACGTATGGGCAGTAGAACAATCCAGCATCGTATGGCGATTCACCCTTATAGCCAGCGCAGAAGAAGTTAAATCCGAGTGGGCTATATGGATCGATGTAGACACGAATCTTACCATTGAGTACGCCAGCGAAGGTGCTTTGTGTATCATCAACATTGAGTTGAGGAGCGATTGCTGGGCTGAGGCTCATGAAACCAGACATGGCGAGGGCTGCTGCGGTATCGCTATCGCAGACGATGAAGTTGCCCTTACCACGGCGGGTTTCCTTGGCGATTGCATTGCATTCACGTTCGATCTGGAAGCTGAGGCCACGGAAGCGTTCAGCAGACCAACGACCGTCTGAATCTTGGTCAAGGTCGTAAATACCTTTGGTTACAAGATCGTTTTGTTGTGAACCAGACTTAGAAACGTAGTAGATGGTCTTGACGATCTCGCGGTTGATTTCAGCAAGAATTTCTGTGCTGAGGAGGTTTGCGAGTTCGGCTTCTGCATCTAGACCGTGAACAGCCTTGAGGTCTTGTGCCAATTCGACGGTGTAGTTGCTGCTTAGAGCGCGTGTACGAGCTTGGACGGCAACGCGGTCGATTGAGAAGGCCATTTGGTTCCAGTTTTGGTAAGGAGCATTCTTACCGATACCTTCGCCGTTACCTGTCAAGATGCCGCGAAGAGCAGCAAGTTGAGCAGCGGTTGAGGTTACACCTGAACCAAAGTTCCAACCGGCAGAAACACCCTTGCTTGCAGCAAAAGTTGCATCAAGAGTCCAACCTGAACCACCAAAGGATGGTTGTGGTTCTTGGAATTGCGCTTCAACGTAACCAGCAGCGCCGTAGGTTGTGCCTTGTGTTCCACCGAAAGCGTAGTTGGAACGCATTGCAAAGATGAGGCCGGTTGGGGCGGTCATTGGTTGAACGCCACAGATATCATAGGCCATCAAGTTTGGCATTGAGCGACGAACCAAGCTGATTAGAACTGGATCATAACCAGAAACTGCACCGGTGTTGGTGTAGCTTGTTGGCATGCCCAAGTTGTTTGAAGCCATATCTTCGGTCAAGTGTTGAGCGCGAAGGGCTTGTTCTTGGTTCTCTAGAAGGACTGCGGTGACTTTCTTTCGATAGTCATCTTTGATGGAAGGAAGAGCATCGTGACCAAGCACTGGCTCCCACTTCTCGGTTAATACGTCATATGGTGTGTTTTCTGCGAATTGCATTTTTTAGTTATCTCCTGTGAGTAAAATTATTTAGTAAAATTTGTTTTTTAGACCTTTTTATTGAGTCTACCGATTGCTCCGACATAGTTTTCCACTAAAGATGTGGGGGTTGGCTTGGCGGTGGCAAAAGTTTCTTGTACGTCAACAACTTTGTGTGAAACGCGGCTGTTGTTTAAGTAGTTTTCCTTGATTGCAACTAGTTTCTCACGGTATTCTTCGGGTGTTCCATAGGAAACACTTTCCATGAGTGATTGAAGTTTTGCAATTTGTGTGTCTGCAAGATCTCTTGTTTCAGCAACAAAGATGCCAGCACACTCAGTCAAGGAAATTTCCTTTGAAAGGTTGATGTTTGTCTTGACGGCTTCATTGAGCTTGTTTTGCAGTTCTCTATTTTGTGAATAGAGTTCGTCAAGGACATTGTACTTCTCGTTTGGAACATCAATGTAGTGATTTTCAAAGAGATTCTTGAGGCCATTGATGAAGTTTTCTGCAATTTGTGTCTTGACGCCTTGTTCGACGGCAACAGCGTTTTCTTGCATCCATTCTTCTACGACATAGTCTAGATAGTCATCGACTTTTTCAACCAAGGCTTCTGTTACATTGTCAAGATATGTCTTGACGTTTGAATCAACTCCTTCGGTGATTACTGCAACGGTCTTTTGAACACGGTCATTGACAGCGGCTTCAAAGATTCCTTCAAGTTGAACTACGAGTTCTTCTGAGGCATTTTCTTCACCCAAGAGAGAAACTAGAGCGTTGCGGAATTCAGCGCGGGCTTGTTCTTCCACTTCAGTTGGCTCTTCTTCCTCTTCGGTTTCCTCTTCTTCAGTTTCTTCCTCTTCCTTCTTAGGAGCCATTGCTGTTGGAGCTGGCTTTGCAACCATTCCTGCAACGCTGTTAGGAACAACTGGTGATGGGACTGGTGTTGCGATTGGCATACCAGTGACAACTGGTGAAGGAGTCATTGAACCTCTACCTGTTGCGTCGTAATCTGGCTTACCGTCTGAAATTGCTCCAGAACCCATTACTTGGGCTAGGGCTTCAGAAATTGAGTTTCTTGATTGTTTTTTCATAATGAAAGGATTCCTTATCGATGTAAATTATTTATAAAGTTTAAATTTTTAACTATTTTTAGATTTTTTCTGTGTCGGTACAATAATAGGGGCAAATGGTTTTCCAGAACCACCCATAATATTAGAAACCTGCGACGCAGCAATATTTTGTAAATTTTTGTTTACAAAATCATAACCGGACAAGGTTTGCAGTTGTCCCAAAACCGATTGTGATATTGCTTGTGCCATTTCAGTTCCCGGGCCTTTAACAAGTTGTCTTGATATTGATCTTGGAGCTAGTTTGCGGGCTAGTTGAAGACCACCCATTTTTGTCAATTTATCCATGAATGGTGAAATTATAGAAAGACCCGCACCACCAAGATATGAACCAGCAGCAGCCGCTGTTCCAGTAGCATCGGTGTCACCAAGCAAGATATTTCCTACTTTTTTGTCTTGTTTGGTTGTTTCACCCCCTGAACCAAATCCACCAGAAAAATTTTTTTGTGTTTCAAATTGTCGTCTCAAGTTAGTTAATGATGTATCTAAATTATCATCTTTCGTAACTTGGCTTGGTGGAATGATTCCCCACGCTTTTAATTTTTTTTCTTCTGCCTGACGTGCTCTCATATCAGCACCGTCTTCATTTAAAACTTTAGAATATAATTCCAAGTAATGCTTAACTTTTTCATTTAAGCAATTGCATTTATTTTTTTCAACTCTTTCTTGGAGAGATTGAATCAAATAAGTTTTGGAGTTGTTCGAAAGTTCAGCCATTAAATGTTCTTGAAAAATTGTTCGAATACTTTAACAATGTTTTTGTTAAGATTTCTTCCAGAAGAATTTTTAATCATTCTTTGTGCTGCTTGAATTTGTCTTTCTGACCAAATTCCATTTTCGAATACCCATTCTCTGCCTTCCATGATTCCGTTGACAAAAGCATTTGGTGCAGAGGGATCGGCAACAATGTCAATGGCTGCTAGCATGAAGTCTTCTTGAACTTCTTGATAACCATTTTTGCTTTTGAGAGAACCCATACCACGGGTAGAGACACCCAGTTGAGCACCTTCGTCAATAAGATTTTTAACGATTTTGCCCATTGGAGTATCGAGGACTTTAGCTTTACCATAAACATTTTTACCGTCTTCATATAGTTCCTTTACAATGTGTGAAACGCGATCTAGGTTAACAGTTGGTCCTGTTGGGTGGTTAAGTTCACCCATTGCTCGGCCTTTGTTGACGTATTCTGTGATGTATCTGCCAGTTTCCTTGGCTAGAGTATTTTTAGGGTAAACTCTACCATTCCGATTCTTTACTTCAGATTGCATGAATACGCCTTCAATGAAGTAATTTTTATCTCCATTGCCTACGTTTTCTTTTACGTATTTGATGTCTTCAGTTAGTTCTGTTATTAGTTTCATGCTGGTAGTTTTTCTATTTGTTTTTATTCTTGATCAAGAACTTCAAGATCTTCAATTCTCGGATCATCTATTTCAATGTGAGGAATAGTCATTAACCCGGAGCTAGGTGTATTTGCGTCGCCCCTGTGCCAAAAACTATATTTTTTACCATCAGTTCCTCTTCCAACATATCTTGCACCAATTCCATTTGGTATTTCTTCATGGCCCTCGACTCTATCTAAGTCTTCAATTTTAATTTTTTCTTCTTTAATAGAAAAAAGTTTTTTAGCTGTTTTTTTGTATTGCTCTTCTAATTTTGTTGCAACTTTTGTGTAGAGTGACTTCGATGCAGTCTCTTTAAATTCAACTGCATTTTCCTCTATTGCGTTCTTAATGAGATTTCTGATATCGTTTTTCATTGTAGTCCTTTGGTTTTTTCTGCAAATTTGATATGTTCTTTAAAATTTTCTGGCGACTTGAATATTTCCTCTGTCATGGCCTCTCTATTTGAAGGACTCAATGACTCAAAAAGAGTTTTGACGTTTTTTACATCTAACTCGGAAATATTTATATTCAGTCCATTTTTGAATATATATTTTCCAGGTTTAAAATTTTCAACAAACTCTACAAAAAATTTGATGTTTTCACTTAAGTTTGTAATTTCATCTTTTGCAAAAAGGTTTTGGGATACTGCTGTCTTTGTTTCTTTTATTGATTCATTCAATTTAAATGAAATTGTTTTGACAATATTTTCTTTAAATTGAAGTTCATCTTCATAAAGAAGACCGTCAATTCCTTTTTTTAGTAAGATGTGGTTTAAATCTCTCATTGAGGTGCCTGTTCTTGTCCCATCTGGGCTTGTTGTTGCATAGCGGCCATCATTTGCTCTTGGCGCATTCTTTCTCTGTCTACTTCCATTTCCTTGTTCATTTCGTTGATATCTTCTTCTGTCTGGCGCAAAATATGTTTGCGTACATACTCAGTAGAGAAATATTTTCCAATATATGGATCAACAAATGAAAGCATTTTAAGTCTTTCGGCCAAAATTTCTGATTCTTTTAAATCCCAGAAGTAATTGTCTGTGTTGAAAACAATTTTAATTTCTGTTCTGAGTTGTCTCCAATCATCATCGGTCATGATGCCTTTGAGAAGCAACTGAACTCTAAGTGTGTCCAAGAATAGACGAGAAAATTGGTGTCGAAGACGTTCGATAAACTTGTAGAACTTAACTTCTTCTCTAGTAATTTCTACAGAACGTCCCATATTAAAACCGGTAGACTCTGAAGCCAAACGACTAACCGGGACGTTTAATGAGTTGTATAGTTTCTTTTTAAAGTAGTCAACGTCCTCGATTTGAGACATTGCTTGACCACCCGGCAGTGTAGAAATTTCGGTTCCACGTGAACCTTCTCTTCTAGGCAACCAGTAATCCTCAAGAACCGAAAGATGATTGCGCTCATCACGAACTTCGCCAGTCGATTGGTTGTAAATGAGCCTATTGCGGAAACGACTCATCATGTCTCTGACATATTGTTCCGCTTTTTGCTTTGGAAGATTTCCCACGTCAACGTAA